GAGACGTTCCTCACACGCATAGAACATTTCGAAACCCTAGATACTAGCGGATGGACTGTAAAGGACATCATCAAGTGGGCTGCGAAATCGTAGTGTCTAAAAAATGTAATCGTAAATAAATGTCCGACGTACGAACCATGAATCTCTCCGACGCCGACGATGGTATGGTCTCGCTAAATGACAAACCATCCACGACTTTTGTGCCTGAAAAAAATATGAGCGAACATAAAGATACCATGGACTCTACTCCGATCTCCGATGTGATGGGCCAGCCCCAAGAGATGCTCGAACCCCCGATGATGGCCATGGATCCTCGCATGATGCACCAGGCGTCCCCTCAGATGATGGCCCCCAAGGAGGCTCCCGCCCCCGTCAAGAAGGCGAACCCCATGAACCTCACCGACGAGCAGATGCAGGCGCTCGTCGTGGCCGTCTGCACCGCCATCGCCATCAGCAAGCCCGTGCAGGAGAAGCTGGCTGGGACGGTTCCCAAGTTTCTCAACGCCCAGGGCAACCGCAGCATGGTCGGTCTGGCCACCACGGGTCTCCTGGCTGCCATCATCTTTTACTTTGTTAAGCGATACGTTTAAGCACGTATGAAATTGTCACCTAAGACGGTGTACGACACACCAGCACCCATGATGAGACTCACGGCTACGGCGAGGGAAGCGTAAGCGGTTCCCTTCGGCTCCCGCCCGTACTCCTTGAGATTCTTCTTGAGATTCATGGAGAATTCAGATTTAGGCATCGCCTCCAATAACAGCGTCATGAACAGTGCAGCCCCGATGACCGTCGCTAAGATGGCACCCTGGGACACACTACCGAGGATGTTATTTTTGGCCATGTACCACAAGTACACCGGGAACAGCACAGTGAGGATGATGGTGTTCATCCAAGGGTGGGTCTCCGCGCGGATGCCGAGAAGACCTATGAACATCACGAACCATGATGTAAGAGAAATACCGATTTCACTCAATCCGGGTTTAGCGTACGCAATATTATTACCGTCCATTTTATTGTATACCCACATAATTATTTATCCATGATGTGCTTACCGCAGAAGGGTGTCCTGGTGGAGATGTTTTCGTATATGCCCAGAGAGATCGCCACACCCTTGAGCTCGTCGAAGTTGTGCCAGAAATGTTTGCTGTGGGAGTATTCTTCGACCGTGCAGTGAGCCAGTTCATGAAGCAACACGTGGAAGATGTCGTTGACTGACCCATCTATACACAGACCGATTTCAGAACCCTTATTGGCGTTGTAGCCTATAGCCTTTTCCATACCATAGTGTGCCGTGATGGGAATCTCGTTGTGAATCATGGGAAACGTATTGATAGACTTGAGGTGTTCCCTGAGCTTCTTGTAGCGCGCCTTGACTTCTTTGAGACGATCGTCTTCCTTTGTATTAAAAAAGATGAGAAGATTAACTATCAGTAGCACGACCCAGGCTATCATTTCTATATATGAATATAAATTTACTATACAGTTCGGATATTGGATTTCCCTGGAGTGGTTCCCAACACTCGAGTGAAAAGCCATTATTTTCTAGATGTGTCACCAGGAGATCTTTGTGCGCCAGTGGCTCGGGCTTTGGTCCGTCTGCATAGTAAGGCGTGTCCACCAGGTGTACGTACAACTTTTCTCCGAAATCCCCGTGACTTGTGTCGCGCATCTTGAAGAAGTTTCCTGCGTCATCCACCAGGGGAGTCTTGAAGATGATTTGCATGGCGTCGGGCACGATACCCATGAAGACACCACCAGGTTTCATGCGCTTTTTAATCTCACGCATCGTCTGATGAAAGAGATCCTTCGACTGGAACACGTAGTGCAAGGAAAAGTTGTAACACACGATGTCGTACCGCCTGTTGGGACACGCCGTGATGTCACCGTGATAAAAGTTGACCCTGTATTTGAGTCCCTTGGCCCGGTTCTTTGCCTCCTGAAGCGCCGTCGCGTCTGGTTCGCACATGTTCAGGTTGACACCTACGTGCCGCCATTTTTGAAGATCTCCGCCGAAACCACAACCCACGTCGAGCACACTGTCACCCTTTCGGGATACCCTTTCGATGAGACGACGCTTCTCTTCGTTGTGATATCGGCGAATCTCTTCCATGTTCTGATCTCTTTTGAAAACTTTAACTCATTTAAAGTTTTAGGGCCCACTTAAGTTATAAATGTCTCTCGAGCAAGATTACACCACCGTCCCCGGACAACTCTTCGCATGCCTTTCGGTCGTCGGCCCCGAGGCTCCCCAGAAGAATGACAAATTTGGCATCAAGATTCGCGGCGCTTTCGCCACTCGTGAAGAGGCGGCCAACCACGCTAAGCGCCTGCAGAAGGAGGATGCCACCTTTGACATCTACGTGGTGGACATGTACAAGTGGCTTCTCATCCCGCCTGACCCCGCAAAGATTGAGGATGCGCACTATACCAACGAGAAGCTCGAGGAACTCATGACGGGCTACAGGGAGAATCAAGCGATGGCTGCCAAGATGTTCGAGGAGCGTAAGCGGGACATGATGACCACCAAGGTGGGTGGTGAGGCCATCTTCCACAAGCCCGGTGACGAAAACTCCAAGTACTACAACAAGCCCGATGAGCCTCCCATCAGCCACCCCGCGGAGGTCCTGGAGCGCCTGAAGCGTGAGAAGCCCGACGCGCCTATGGAGGAGCTCGTCAAGGAGGCGGACGCCATCGTGGCCAAGGAGATCGAGGAGCGCCGCAAGGCGAGGGACACCATCCCCGAGGGTGATGAGGAACAGGAGGCTTAGGTCCATATGATGACTTCTCGATCGTCATCCTTTGACTCGTAGAATACAAAATTACTCATGTATTGTGAACACGTATTTTATTTTACACGTACTCTGCGCAAAATAAAATACTCATATTTACTAAATGCTAGTAGCCATCGCATTCTTACTCATAGGACTTGCTTTAGTGCTGAGCATATTTGTATATTTAAAGAGCGATGCCTTAGCCAACACAGAGGATCCCAAGGCTTCAGACGTCCTGGTGGAGATGCTCAAGGATCCTCTCGTGACCAGCCGAGCGTACTTTACCGAACCATCCACTGGACCCATAGGGGATTTCGTAGGGTACTCACCCGTGTCTCAGGATGACTGGTTGCATCGTCTTCCCCATGAAGAATCCCAAGATGAACGCAGCAAATATGACAAGATACGCAGTCTTATCTAAACTCGCGAGGAAATCAGTCTTGGGTGTTGGTGGTTCCGGTGGCGGTGGGGGCATCATCATCGGAGGGTAATAATACTGTGGCTGAGGCTCCGGCTCCTCTTCTTCTTGTGTCACCTCTGGATTGTACTCTATTGGGGTCTCCATATGTGTAGTAGCAAATTATTTTTTTAAGCCTCTTCTTCCTCATCCTCATCACTGACTACGAAACCGTCAAGATTACCGTTTTCGTCAGCGTCATCCTCATCCTCGTCTTCAGTCTCACACAAATCTTCCTCATCAGAATAGTCCTCGTCGTCCTCTTCATCGGAGTAATCATCCTCCACCTGTTCGATGGGCTCGTAGCGGTCAGGCTTCATAGAAACACGTCCGGATCGCGTCACCACGGCAGACATTAGTATTCCATAAAGCATCCTACCTTTTAAATATATTTTGGTCTGTAATTCTTCTTCGTATTCATGGCATCCTTGACGATCACACGTTCTGTGGCGACAGCAATCTCCTGACCGAGTGCAGCCACCTCCGCCTGTACATCTGGATCTATGGGAGACATGTAGAGTGGTATGTCGTTGAGATGATGAAGCGCCTTGTCTAAAAAGACTTCTGATTTATGTTGCAGGGCCAACTGCATGTTTGCATAAAACAATCCGTAAGACTCCTCATGGATCCCAGAGTACTGATGGGTCTCCCTGATGAGTGCCGTGATCTCGTTGGTATCCGTGTCGAACCGCGTGATGTTCGAGAGGATGTAGACAAACACGGCGATGACAATCACGTAAAGCATCTTATAATATGTCTATTATTTTATCCGTAGGTTTAAACTTACGTGTGTTGCACCCACATTTCTGCTGGATCTCCTTCTTCTTGATGACGAACGGGACTTCAGTCTTTTTACACTCCTCACAAGTCAGTGTGGTGTGAACATTCATCTGTGTCTTTAGTTTCGTGATGCTCTTCACATCACACACCGCGATGTGTTTGTTTATGTAGGCACCCACTATTTCCACGGGCGATTCAGTGGGTGGAGGTGAACTCGGTTTCACGGGACTCATGATGAACATGGGTTTACCCTTAGGGTACAGGGCTTTGTACACGTCGTCGGGAAGTACCAGGGCTCTCCCAGAAAAATCCTTACAAAACCCGTTGATCCTTCCACGATTCGTCTCGCATCTACAGAAACATTTTTGTCTGATCGAATCACCACTGATGAGAAACCACACGTGATTGGACGCGTGTTTTCTTTTTAGGTTTTCACAATATTTTGAATTGGTAGACACCAGGTATATGTCTCCGTGGACGTACACCTTCGTGACATCAGCAGACCCCTGACCCTCCATGTGTTTTCGTATGTGATTCTGAAGTGACGTGATCACCTCTGGGTCATCGAAAGTACTCTTCGTTTCATCTACTGTGAAAGACCCCTCTTCCCTCACGGAACCCTGAATGACCACGTGGTCAGTCGCCTCCGTGCGAAGGGTCGCCATGTGTAGAATGTCCACACTGGGTTCACGGTCGTGAATGCGTTCAAACTTTCCATCGTACGTGAGAATGGGTATGTACTGCCCTTGGGTCACCTTTCCCTTTTCACACCCCGCGCACCCCGCCCCTCCACACGCGTCGTGCTTCGCGCGTTTGTGTGACCAGGGCATACGAAAGCCGCTTCCCTTGGCGTTCCTCTTTCCACCCCCGTAGACAGATGTATCCACCACCTCATGCCAATTGGTCTTGGGAAACAGGATGTTGAGCGCGGAGACTATGTGGGAGTGCAGAGCCATAGCCGACCCGTGATCCACCACGAACCCATGCCAGTTGATGTGGACCCCATACTTCATGAGGTCGCCACACTTTTTGGGCTGGGCCACGGACACGAGCGCTTTTTTATCAGTAAACTTCGATACACGGTCACATATAGTTTGACAAAACTCTTCGACTGTATCGAATGATACCTGTTCGTCACTCTTATAATCCAGATCCACGAAAAAATGAAACTTTTCCGTCTTTTGTTCCACCACGTAAATCTTTTCCCCGCGCTTCACGGCATCTATGTACGCCACGTAAAAATCATGCAATCTATCAAACGGCACGGACAGAACACCACCATCCATGAGCACATGTGAGAGATTGGGGCCTGATTTACAAAAACCCTGGGTCTTACACCACTGTTTGAACATACTTATACCTGTAGCGTATTATTTTTTTAATACTCTTCTTCGTGCCAGATGGACGTTCGGCACGAGACATCCCTGTACTCGGGCTCCACCTTGGTGAGTTCCTTCTTCATGACCAAGAGCTCGTAGACCGTCTTCTCCCTGTTCTCCTCTAACCACTTATCCGCTTGGGCCTCCGTGTAGTCTTTCCGATCCATCAAAATACCCTTCATCTGTAACAGTATCATGTTCTTCGACTTCATTATTTAATAGCAAACGTTTTTCTATTGAGGGAACTCACGCAAGCATAAAATTCAGGGTTCCTCACCACGTGTTTAACTATCCTGTCCCATTGATTACGGGCGTTAAACTCAGACAGGGTGTCGAAGCTCATGTAGTCGTTCTCGTCGTACGTACGCTTCATCTGTATCTTCTTGGTCATCATCTTGTGCTTTTCCTCGTTGAATCGCCTCACGAGCTCAGCCTGTTCAGTCTTCGTGTAGTTTACGAAGAATATAAAGACGGTGTACTCCAAATCAACCGTCGGACTCTCCTTCACGGAGAAGGTGAAACTCGTGTACTCACCCGACTTGAGTGAAATCACGCCACGCGTCTCCTCCTCCAACTCCCTGAGGGCACATCGGAGAGGGTAAAAAATCTCTCGGCGTCTGCACCCTCCCGTCACAAATATCCATTCTTTAAATCGTTTGTCTCTCACGGTGAGGAATCTAGGGGTGCCTCCCGTGAATGATACTGGTATCGCGATAGCCTTGTGTTTTTTCATTGCTCATGGCAATTCTACTATTGGCGGATATGTTTATTTCTCAACTTCGGGCTCGGCGATGGTCACTTGCTTTTTACCTCGCGTCGTGGTGGGCTTGACGGCTGGGGTCGGCTCCGGCGTGGGCTCGGGTACGGGTGCAGCTGCCACAGGAGGAGGAGGCTCCATGTAAATCACGGGCTGCTGCTTCTCGGCGATGGCCGAAGTCAGCTCTTCCCTGGTCCTCCTGAGCTCCCTGAACAGGTAGACGGTGGCCGCGACGCACACGACGACGGCGACGAGAGTGGCGGTATCACGATCGAATGCAAACATTTTACCTTTTAGGTGTTTTATTTTTTTAAGTACCTACAATGGCACCCATGTGGGTACTATCCTTACTGGGACATTGATATCCCTTCTGAGCAAATTGAACTTCCTGGTAGTGCCCATCCTTACACGGAGCGTTAGGAAGTTCGACGTACTTGTTCAACGTACCCGACTTGGGGTCGTAGGTGATGACAAACACAAAGGCTAAGAGGAAGAGTAACAACCACATGTTATTGTTAAGGGGGAAAAGAATCCAACAGTCGGTGAAAGCGTCAGCCGTGGGGAAACTTTACTGCTGAGGGGATACGACTGTTGACACAGTCGGGATCTAATTCGAATACATCAAACCACCCATACCATTTTCAATCCTGAGAATGTTGTAATTGACACCGTAGATGTCATCCTCATGGATCGCCGTATCACAGACCAGACGAGCCGAGTCGATGCGGCTGAAGTTCAGAGAACCCGTGGGCTGGAGCTTGGAGGTGTCCAGGCAGAAGGGGTACAGGAACAGCTTGTCATTCTCACCAGAGTTCCCTTCATCCTTGGAAGCAGACGTGTGGTAGTAGGCGGGGACGGCGGTAAAGTGGGGATCCACAAACTTGAAGTCAGTCACGTCCGTACCGTTAATCTGGAGCTTGAGCTTGTTGGCGTCGGCAGCAATCGTGAGCGCCGAACCATCAGCCGCCGCGAGAACCTTCACGGGGTGATTAAAGTTAATCTCCTGGATCCTGGACTGTGAGGCGATCGCACGCTGGGTCTGGGTGATGAGCATGTTCTGGGGGGTGCCCGCGAGCACGGAGCGTTCGTCGGTGTCCAGGTACACGTAATGGGCGTAGCACTCCCATTTGTCAGACAGTTGAGAACCCCAAGTAATACGAAGCTCAACATCGTGATACTGGAGAGCGATGAGGGGAATGGCCGACTGCCAGTTCTCACAAAAGGAGAAACGGAGGGGGTAAAACTTACTCTCCACCACTTCAGCGAAACCAGACTTAGACTTAGTGAGGTTCTGTGCGAGAAGGGTAGGAGCAATGTACTGCGAAAAGGTAGACGTCTGTTCATCAATCACCTGGCCACCGATGAGAAGTTCCACCTTGGCAATTTGCTTGACCCAATCATCGGGGGAAAACTTAACCGCCTTAGTCCCGTCGTTGGGGGCAAAGTACACGTAGCTGAGGAGGTCACCCTTGCGCTCGAATCGAACCGTGGACATGCCACCGGAGGTGGGGTTGCCCTGGATCACCTGACGCTCGACGGTCTGGGCAAAGTTCGTGTGACGCTTGTAGTTGGAACGGAAAAAGGAAACCTCGGGCTTCCCGACGATGTGTGCATCCTGGGCACCAATAGCAACGAGTTGGGCGATTCCACCAGACATTTTATATTATAGTGAGACTTTATTTTTTTAAGCTATCGATAATCTCACCTAATCTATTCTGTCCCACCCACACACCATCCTTCATACAGCCACCCCAAATGTATGGTGGTCTCGTCTCTATGTGATAGAAATTACCTTCTGCTCTAAGGATGGTATCCTTAAATTGAGAATCCTGATCGAACCTGAGTTTTATCAACTCACTCATACATTCATACGACACACTGTTCCAGGTTTTCACATCCAGAACCGTGTGACGCTTCTTCATACCACCTTTCGAACCCATGGACTTGGCCTCCTTGGCAGAACACCCCGTAAGCTCCTGAATGTATATGGGCCCATCTGAGTACGCATATTTACAAGCCTGGAAGGCATTTTCAACAGAGGGAAAAGTATATCCAGTGACGTAGGAGATGAAAAAATCACTTGGAATCACAAGGGGGCTCGGTTGAAAGTTGGACAGGTAGCGGTGCGCTGGATTTTTGCTTCTTGACCAGAAAGTATTCATCTCTGATATAACATTTCTAATTCTAATTTGCTACTTAGGCTCTATCTAGATGATCTAGCCACTGACTAGAGGACCGTGATCTATCAAAGTCAGGGAGACCACCCACTCTATGTCTGAAGGAGTCCAGGCACCTGATGAACCGCCTCATACAGAGGTACTCATCCGTGTATGGTAGACCGGTCTCCTCGTCAAAGAGGTCTGCCAGAAGCCGGGGGTCCCTAAAGGCTATCACGTGAAACCTACAAAAAAAGTATATCAGACTGCGCATCATGTCCACGTACTCTGGGTAGTACTCAGACTCGGGGCTAGTACACGAAAACCGGCTATTCGTGTGCACCAGGTAAAACATACCCGACAAGTCCCGAAGCGCGAGGCGAATGATCTCTGGATCGTCATGTGAAGCCCGTGAGTCAAGATACCAGGGTAGCATCTCGTGCTCCGTGTACGAATGAGTCACCACCCACCTGAGCGCCTCGCTCCCACGCTCCAAACCCCGGTGTCTGCACAGTGGACACGAGTCAGACACGATCCTATAAAGACACTCCCCACACACGCGGTGACCACAGGGAAGACGACGAGCGGGAACCTCCTCGAGACACACGGGGCACTCGACACACCTCCCCACGTGATGATGGCAGTATGTGGAATCAGCCTTGCAAGAGGCGATGCACGGAGTACCACGGGAAGTGATAGCCTGGCAGAACATCTCGAAAGGATGAATGATTTTATATTTTCACAAATTCACTTAGGTTTAAAACAGAGGAACACCCGGATGCAAAGACTCCGTGAGTGCCAGGGACAGTACCCCCAACATGGCGAGGCGCCCGTTCACTAGCTCCTTCTCGGGCTTGAAGAACCCCTGGACGTACCCCTCATCCTCGGGGTTCACGGCGGTGCCCAGAAAGGTCAGGGCGCTGACGGCGACGGTGAGTCCCACGTGCTCGTGAAACTGCGTGCTGATGGAATGACCAGTCATGATCTCGTCAACCAACGCTGAAGCAAAGCCGACCATCGCCGCACGACCGTTGACGCGCTCTGCGACTGAAAGATAGTCGTTGGGCCTGTCGAGCTTTTTGAGCTTTTTGGCGGAAGACTTGGAAACATTTACGATAGGTTTGAGGGCAGCGAGAGTGGCCACCATTTGTACTTATTTAATGTTCATCTTCTTTAACCATATAAAGATACAAAACTCAAAAGTAGTATGCCGAGAGATACAGAGTACGAGGCTGAGAACATTATTTATACTGAGGAAGGGTATAAGGACATAAAATGCAAAAATTACGCTATGTGTAAAGGAACTTTTGATCACCGATTAACTTGTACAGCACATGGCCTACCTGGTCGCCAACCTGCATGGTATTTGTGTCGTAATTGTTTTGTGATGTTTGGGATTGAATTACAGTTTTGTGACGAAGTTGAATGTCCGATATGTCTTGAAACAAAGAGAGGATTAAAACAACCAAATTGTGAACATAAGATTTGTGTAGACTGTTTCAGGTATTCACGTTATGGAATATTTGAGGAACCCGAATTTCCATATTCTAAAGAGGTTGAGGAAAAATGCGAAGAATATGGAGACATAGATTCATATCCACCCGAATTTTTAAACACATACCCACTCCTGATAGAATACGAAAATGAATACGGTAGACGTTTAGATAGACAAGAAGAAATGTCTACAATAAATAGTAGATGCCCTTTGTGTAGAAAGTAATTACAGATTAAATCTTTTTCTATTCTTCAAATGAAGTTCCACCACGTCAGCCTTGTTCTGCCCCGTGTAGGGCACGGCGTATCCGTTATCACACATCCATTGGTTCACGTTGGTCCACTGACCACCCTCGGAGACCCACACCTCCGCGAGGACCCTTCCAAACTTTCCCCTCGAATCCGCCTCGGGGCACCTGAGTTCGATCTCTATGTCATCATTGTCAGAGGCGACCGCCTTGAGGCACCACTCCTTGAGCTTTTGCTTCGACAAGAGTCCATACTTTTTCTCCTCTGGATCCGAGGTTCGTGACTCAGGCGTGTCGATCCCCAGAAGGCGGACGCGCTGCTTGGTGCACACGTCGAAACCCAGATCTATGACCACGTCGATGGTGTCGCCGTCGACAACTCTTTCAACTGCAGACACACGGTACTTGAAAGTACAAGCCATTTGTACTAATAATAGACACTTAATCTTTATCTGCGTAAAATATATGGGGCGAAGAAAGAAAGATTCCCCATCTGTTCCACAGGCTGGTCCTAAAAACGAGGCTCAGTGCGAGTACAACCAGGCTCTTTACGACCGTGAGGTGCCCATGGTGTTCGGCATAGGACCAGCGGGTACCGGTAAGACCATGCTCGCGTGCTCAGCCGCCATATCAGAACTGAGCAACGGGATACACAAGAAGATCATCATGACCCGTCCAGTCGTATCGGTGGAAGAGGACATAGGGTACCTACCGGGAACACTCGAGGAAAAGATGGATCCCTGGATTCGCCCCATCATGGACATATTCGCCGAACACTTCACACAGAACCAGATTCAGTTCATGATGAAGGAGAAGACGATCGAGATATGTCCCCTGGCATACATGCGAGGAAGAACCTTCAAGAATGCCTTCATCATCGCCGATGAGATGCAAAACTCCACCGTAAACCAGATGAAAATGCTCCTGACTCGCATAGGGGAAGGAAGTAAGATGGTGGTCACGGGGGATCTTAGACAACACGATCGTAAATATGAGAATAACGGTCTCAAGGATATTTACGATAGAATAGCAGGGAAAGAAAATCAAAGAATAAAATGCATCAAGTTTGATCATTGTCACATCGAGCGAAGTCCGATAGTCAAAGACATATTAAAAATATATGGGGATGTATAATAATAATGGCAGTCTACGGCCGTGAAGAATGGGACGAAGATGATGAAGATGACTCGTACATAAATATCTCAGAAGAATATTATTAAGATGATCGCCTTTGTGGTCGCAGGAACCCTCGTCGCCCTCGTGCTCTACAGTCTCTCCGGAAAACAGTTGGTGACCCCCGCCGAAGCCAAGAAGCTCCTCGGTTCCGTGAAGGTGGTGGATGTCCGGACCCCCACGGAGTACCGAATGGGACACTACCCCGGAGCCGTCAACATTCCCGTGACGGCCATTAACCGACGAACGACCCAGGGCCTCCCAAAGCGAGGTATCCTCGTCTACTGTAACACGGGGCAGAGGGCACGGTTCGCCGCGGAAAAGTTGGCCAGCCTGGGCTTCCAGGACGTCGTGTACATCGATGGGTCTTATCGCACGTTGATGTAACCCTGGTAACTCACCGAAATCCCGAACTGGTCCATCATCCTCGGGTGGAAATCATGGTTCACAAACTCCGTCCACTCGTCGAGGTCCGTCCGGAAATACTCGGCACCCTCGTGGCTCACCCGCCTCACCCAAAGGAAAGGGTCGAGCCTGAGGTCCGCCATGGTCTCCTCGACAGCCTTCGGGAGGGGCATGGCCTCCATGTCCGTGAGTTGGATGACGTAAAACCCGTCTCGATCGCATATGATGTTCATCCACAGGTGTGGAAAACCCTTTATGTACGCGTTAAAGTCTGAATCACTCGGTAGTGTCGCGTGAAACCCCTTGAGGGTACACGGGTGTGTGTGGTAGGTGACGGGACCGTCGAGGGCTGCTCTTTCCACCACACCCTTCTTTTTAGATGTCTGGTAGGTGATACCCTTGTAGACCAATTTGGGTCCCTTGGGTCTGACGTCCAACTTCCCCGCGTACTCCCAGTTGTTCCTGCATGACAACTGACTCACGGATTTCAGATCCTGTATCATCCCAGATGTGAAATTCATACCTAAGTGTGGTTGAGATTTATTTTTATGCGCATATGGAAGGAAAGAAGTGGACCGCCGAAGAAGAACAGAAACTTCTGCAGCGCGTGAGTGAAGGGAAGAAAGTCTCCGAGATTGCCGAAGAGTTTGGTCGTACGAGCGGAGGTATAAGAAGCAGACTCACTCGTCTCGAGGCAGTACCTAGTATCAATTTACTCACTGAAATCAGGGACATACTCCTCCGTTTAGAGTCTAAATTATGAACACTCTAGTCGAAACCCTTCAGAACGCCGCGGCTTTCCTGAGCTTCCAATGGAGTGTTGGTAAAGTTTTTGAAATATTACAGAGGGGACAGTACCCGTAATTATTCCTTTTTCTCCTTTGATTGTTTACTTTTAACATATGAGACTACGGCGGTAGTCGCAGCCCCGAGTGTGAACGAGACTGCGACACTCAGCGGATCGACATATGACACGGGAACGATTATTATTTCAAACATTTGGTACCATTAAGCGTTTTTTCTTTATTTGTTTAAATGACTTTCCTGAACTTTCGGTGGAGTTTTTGAATTATTGCAGAGGGGACAGTATCATTGACCTGTTTTTAATTCGTTTATCTCTGCTTTTAATTCTTGTACAGCACTTATTAAATATGGTATAAGTTGGGTATAATTGACGCTAGCTGCAGTATTTCCCCAAAATCCGTAGTCAGGATCTATAGTAGGGTCATCACTTATGATCACGTTTTCTTTAGGTATAGCGTCGTCTGGGACATTCACAACATGCCTCAATTCTGGACAATTATAATATATTTCTTGAGCTATTAAACCACTTTCAAATTGGCTAACTTTTTGTTGAACATTTGAACTTTTTTCTTTCATAAAAGATGTTGGTACTAAACCACTATCGAAAATTTCAATTTCTTGAGAATCTAACCTATTAGATTTCATATATGTTTGCGGTTTTAATTTTAAAATAACGTCCATTGCGTTATTTATATATTTTTCTTCTGATTTCAATCTATCGTCTGAAGATGTTACATATGAGGCGGCTGTTATGGTACCAGTCGCAGTTAGTCCATTGTTTTCTGAACTTAAACCTGGTAACTGATTTAAATATCCATAATATGACCCTAATACAGATTCATGAGGCAAGTTAGTTAAAACACCTGAACCAGTAGATAAATCTATTAATCCACCGTTATCGACATTATTTTGTATTTTTATAATATTTTCAGCTGTAAAGTTATTAGCCTCCAAATTACTCGAGACAACCAATCCTGTAGTCGGGTTGGTGAATTGGATGGTATTATTCGTCACACTCCCAACATCCGTAACGGATTGAAGACTAGGTGTTGAAGTAGAACCACCACCCCCGGACCCCGTGGGAAGGTCCTGGAACGGAAGCATGTTCATGTACACGTTCCCGTTGAGGTTTGTGATGGTCATGAGACCCTGGTTCCCCGCCGAGATGGTGGCCACGTCCGGGTACACGTGGTAATTCACATTTGAGAATGTGTTGGAGACCGTGTAGTCGCCCCCAGATGATGTGATGGGTATGATGATCTGTGAACCCTCTATGAGATTGGTGTAGCTCAGGTCCGTCATATTTTCAGTGAGGGTGATCAGGGACCCCGTGCCGTACGTCTTGTTAGCAGCGTCGATAGTGAGCATCCCACTTGAGAAAGTTGTTGTGATGCCCGGATCGTTAAGCCTGATATTTTTAGACTCTATGTCCCCCGTAGCCACCAGACCAGTCGTCGCGTTCGTGAGAAGCATTGTGTTGCTCGTGGCGTTTCCTATGTTTACAATGTCGTCAAGATTACTCGCCGTGGCGACACCCGTCAACAGAGACCCATCTCCAAAGTAGTACTTTGCCACCACATTCCCATGCACGTTCGCCACAAAGTTTGTGTTGTCCTTGATGTCGATGACGGCAGCCAGACCGCTACTGTCCGTGAAGCCTATCGTGTACTCACCCGCCGAGGTGTCGAAACCCGCGAACACGTTGTTGTCCTGTCGGTTGATGAGCATACCCGCGTCTACGGCTGCCGCGGCGTTAGACACCGTGATGATGGGATCCTTGACCAGAAGGTTCTCCGTGTTCACCGTGGTGGTGGTCCCCAGGACCGTGAGGTTGCCGGTGACTGTCACGTTGTTGGTGAAGACCGGGTCCAGTAGGGGGGCCTTGAGGATCATGGAGTTTTCGAGAGTTGTTATCCTCTGAGAGTTGGCAACCAGGTTTGATTCGAGGTTTGTTATCCTTATCACGTTGGACCCTAGGTAAGTCTCCAAGTCATCTATCCTTTCAGAGTTTGCTACGAGGTTGGATTCAATATTAACAATCCTGGTGACATTGGATCCTAGGTAAGTCTCCAAGTCATCAATCCTTTCAGAGTTTGCAACCAGGTTTGATTCAAGATTAACAATCCTGGTGACATTGGAACCTAGGTAAGTCTCCAAGTCATCAATCCTTTCAGAGTTTGCAACCAGATTGGATTCAAGATTAACAATCCTGATGACATTGGAACCTAGGTAAGTCTCCAAGTCATCAATCCTTTCAGAGTTTGCAACCAGATTGGATTCAAGATTAACAATCCTCGTGACATTGGACCCTAGGTAAGTCTCCAAGTCATCTATCCTTTCAGAGTTTGCAACCAGATTGGATTCAAGATTAACAATCCTCGTGACATTGGACCCTAGGTCCGTTACCAGGTCATCGATCCTCTCCGAGTTTGCAACCAGGTTGGATTCTAAATTGATAATCCTGATGACATTGGACTCTAGGTCCGTTACCAGGTCATCGATCCTCTCCGAGTTTGCAACCAGGTTGGATTCAAGATTAACAATCCTGGTGACATTGGACCCTAAGTAAGTCTCCAAGTCATCTATCCTCTCAGAGTTTGCAACCAGGTTGGATTCAAGATTAACAATCCTGATGACATTGGACCCTAGGTAAGTCTCCAAGTCATCGATCCTCTCGGAGTTTGCAACCAAGTTGGATTCAAGATTAACAATCCTCGTGACATTGGACCCTAGGTAAGTCTCCAAGTCATCGATCCTCTCGGAGTTTGCAACCAGATTGGATTCTAAATTGATAATCCTGGTGACGTTATCAGTCAAATCAGTCTCCAAAGTCCCAATCCTTGTGACATTATCAGATAGGTCTGTTTCCAGGGTTCCAATCCTGGTGACGTTATCAGTCAAATCAGTCTCCAAAGTCCCAATCCTTGTGACATTATCAGATAGGTCTGTTTCCAGGGTTCCAATCCTGGTGACGTTATCAGTCAAATCAGTCTCCAAAGTTCCAATCCTGGTGACGTTATCAGTCAAATCAGTCTCCAAAGTTCCAATCCTGGTTACATTATCAGTCAAATCAGTCTCCAAAGTTCCAATCCTGGTTACATTATCAGTCAAATCAGTCTCCAAAGTTCCAATCCTGGTTACATTATCAGTCAAATCAGTCTCCAAAGTCCCAATCCTTGTGACGTTATCAGTCAAATCAGTCTCAAGGGTTCCAACCCTGGTGACGTTATCAGTCAAATCAGTCTCCAGAGTTCCAATCCTGGTGACGTTATCAGTCAAATCAGTCTCCAAAGTCCCAATCCTTGTGACGTTATCAGTCAAATCAGTCTCCAAAGTCCCAATCCTTGTGACGTTATCAGTCAAATCAGTCTCCAAAGTCCCAATCCTTGTGACGTTATCAGTCAAATCAGTCTCCATGGTTCCAATCCTGGTTACGTTATCAGTTAGGTCCGTCTCCAGGGTTCCAATCCTTGTGACGTTATCAGTTAGGTCTGTTTCCAAAGTTCCAATCCTTGTGACGTTATTAGTTAGGTCTGTTTCCAAAGTCCCAATCCTTTGAGAGTTTGCGTTGAGGTTTGACTCAAGATTAACAATCCTGATGACATTTGATTCGAATAATTGTAAAGAAACAGCACCTCCATCAGCTTCTATATTCTGTACAGAAATTTGAAGTTGTGAAATATCATTTTCGTTGTTTGTGATCCTATTTACATTATCAATCAAATCGGTACTTAAAGCCACCCCAGTCAATTTGGTACCATCACCAAAGTAGCTTCCGTTGACGACAGTGATGTTATTCTGGACTAAAAGATTACCTTGGATGTCCATGATCATCGGGTGGGCAGGGTTGAAATAATTTTGGATGTGATCGTCTGTCCATGTGTTCTGCGTGTACCCAAATCTCAATATATGTTCATCACCGTGATAAATGATGGCTATGTTTGAATAGTTACCCTGGGGACCGTCCTTATGTTCTATGATGATACCCGTATCATATTCACTAGCGTAGTTATTAGCACCTATACCAATGATTCTATCTTCCACGACGAGACTCGACGTTGATAAAATAGTGGTGTTACCACCGAGGGTGATGTTGCCCAAAAACTCCGCTTCCGACGCTGATATTATATATCTCCCGGCGGTGTCGAGATACACGGGAGATTTTATGAATTTCCCATCGTGATCAACCATGGGTAAATATTGTTTCGCAGCGTCAGTTAAACCAGACACAAAAATATTGCTTCCCACGGACACATTTCCCGTCGTAGTCAGACCAGTCACTTGAATAGTATTGGCCACAATGTTCCCCGTGTTGACCACCTGCTCGAGGGTCTGTAACTTTGTGAGGACATTAGAGGTTTCCATCTTTTTGAGTTCATTTCCGGTGGTATTGACATAGACATACCCGGGTTGTGCGGTGACCACTGGGGCGTTTGGAATGTCGTTGGTGCGACCCACACCCGTGACGAAGACTGTACCAGTGGTTCCAGTCTTGGTACAGATGCCTATGTTCTGTATACCATCATTGGGCCCCAGTGGTTTCACGTTGGACAGAGTACCCGCTGTTACGTTGCTCACGAACAAAACTTCACCAGGTTGAAAGCCATCGACATCCACATTCTGTGCCCTTCCATAGGCTACCACGACACCCTCGCCTCCCCCGGGAATGTCCGCATAGACCACGCCTATGGCTGGCATCTTGTTGGGATCGGACGCATCGGCCGCCTCCACCTCGAATAGGTTTTGATTCTGTTGAGACTTGACATACACCACTGTACCCTTAGTGAGTGGTTCAGTCTCGGAACTATTTTTCGCAGCCACGAAATTGTGATTGGGATGCTGATTGATCCACTTGACCCCGTCGTACATGAGTACCTGATCATCGGATGGTGTGGACAAGGTTACATCGTTCAACTGTGAAATATTGACGAGGATATTCGACGTCAGATCTGTCGTGAAAGCTGTCGTGGGATTTGTAAACTGGACAACCTGGTCAGTCACGTTGCCATTGACGGTAATCTCTTGTAAATTGGCGGCGATGTTGGATAGGAATCCACCATCCCCAAAGTATATGTTAGCCGTGATGATATTCGCCAGAACATTTTGGGTATTCACGTTCGTCGCAGTCACCACGGATGCCGAGATGGTGTTTGATCCTTCGATGGGTCCAAAGATGTGAGACGCCACCACATTATCTGCAATCACGTTGGACTCTGTAGTCAGAGCAGTCACGACTGAAGCCGAGATGGTGTTGGCCCCCTCCAAAGGACCATATATATGTGAAGCTACCACGTTATCTGCAATCACATTAGACTCCGTAGTCAGAGCAGTTACAGTGGAGGCTACAACATTATCTGCAATCACATTTGACTCTGTAGTCAGAGCAGTCACGACTGAAGCCGAGATGGTGTTGGCTCCCTCCAGAGGACCAAAGATGTGAGACGCCACCACATTGTCAGCCACAATATTGGACTCGGTAGTCAAGGCTGTCACCGTCGAGGCCGAGATGGTGTTGGCTCCCTCCAAAGGACCAAAGATGTGAGACGCCACCACATTGTCAGCCACCACATTAGACTCGGTAGTCAAGGCTGTCACCGTGGAGGCCGAGATGGTGTTGGCTCCCTCCAAAGGACCAAAGATGTGAGACGCCACCACATTGTCAGCCACAATATTGGACTCCATAGTCAAAGCAGTCACCGTGGAGGCTGAGATGGTGTTGGCTCCCTCAATGGGTCCAAGGATATGTGAGGCCACCACATTGTCAGCCACAAGATTGGACTCGGTGGTCAGAGCAGTCACCGTGGAGGCTGAGATGGTATTAGCACCCTCAATGGGTCCAAGGATATGTGAGGCCACCACATTGTCAGCCACAAGATTGGACTCCATAGTCAAAGCAGTCACAATGGAAGCTGAGATGGTATTGGCTCCCTCCAAAGGACCAAAGATGTGAGACGCCACAACATTGTCAGCCACAATATTGGACTCCATAGTTAAAGCAGTCACCGTGGAGGCTGAGATGGTGTTGGCTCCCTCCAAAGGACCAAAGATGTGAGACGCCACTACATTGTCAGCCACAAGATTGGACTCGGTGGTCAGAGCAGTCACCATGGAGGCTGATATAGTATTAGCACCTTCGATGGGTCCAAGGATATGTGAAGCCACAACATTGTCAGCCACAAGATTAGACTCTGTAGTCAGAGCAGTCATAGTGGAGGCTGATATAGTATTAGCACCCTCAATAGGTCCAAGGATATGTGAAGCCACCACATTATCTGCAATCACATTTGATTCCGTGGTCAGGGCAGTTACAGTGGAAGCCGAAATGGTGTTAGCCCCTTCTAAAGGACCAAAGATGTGAGACGCCACAACATTGTCAGCCACAAGATTGGACTCCATAGTCAAAGCAGTCACCGTGGAGGCTGAGATGGTGTTGGCTCCCTCCAAAGGACCAAATATGTGAGACGCCACCACATTATCAGCCACCACATTAGACTCCATAGTCAAAGCAGTCACCGTGGAGGCTGAGATGGTGTTGGCTCCCTCCAAAGGACCAAATATGTGAGACGCCACCACATTGTCAGCCACCACATTAGACTCCATAGTCAAAGCAGTCACCGTGGAGGCTGAGATGGTATTAGCACCTTCGATGGGTCCAAAGATGTGTGAGGCTACCACATTATCTGCAATCACATTAGACTCGGTGGTCAGAGCAGTCACCGTGGAGGCTGAGATGGTATTGGCTCCCTCCAAAGGACCAAAGATATGGGAGGCCACCACATTGTCAGCCACAAGATTGGACTCCATAGTCAAAGCAGTCACAATGGAAGCTGATATGGTATTGGCTCCCTCCAAAGGACCAAAGATATGGGAGGCCACCACATTGTCAGCCACAAGATTGGACTCCATAGTCAAAGCACTCACCGTGGAGGCTGAGATGGTGTTGGCCCCCTCCAAAGGACCAAAGATGTGAGAGGCCACCACATTGTCAGCCACAAGATTGGACTCCATAGTCAAAGCACTCACCGTGGAGGCTGAGATGGTGTTGGCCCCCTCCAAAGGACCAAAGATATGGGAGGCCACCACATTGTCAGCCACAAGATTGGACTCCATAGTCAAAGCACTCACCGTGGAGGCTGAGATGGTGTTGGCCCCCTCCAAAGGACCAAAGATGTGAGAGGCCACCACATTGTCAGCCACAAGATTAGACTCTGTAGTCAAGGCTGTCACCGTGGAGGCTGATATGGTGTTGGCTCCCTCCAGAGGACCAAAGATGTGGGAGGCCACCACATTGTCAGCCACAAGATTAGACTCTGTAGTCAGAGCAGTTACAGTGGAGGCTGAGATGGTGTTGGCCCCCTCCAGAGGACCAAAGATATGTGAGGCTACCACATTGTCTGCATTCACATTCGACTCCGTGGTCAATGCGCTCAATTCTTTGGCGCTCAGGTTTCCGTACACTTTGACATCCAAATCACTCGTCGTGAGGGGCGTCAGGGTTGTTCCAGAGGCGTCACTGTGGGTGTACCCAATCATAAACTCACTCTCGTCCCCTCGGAACCCCATGGCCACGTTGGCCGTCGGGCGTCGCATGATGACACCCAGATCATTGTTGTCCAGTGGATTGTGGTTGCCCACGAGGATCAGCGGGTCATCCACCGTCAGGTTATTCGCTGAGATTTGCGTGACGTTACCATAGGTCACGAGGTTGCCGTGGATGCTCACGTCCGCATCCACTCGAAGGGTCCCCGCCGAGGGAACCTGGATGGTCGAATCTGTCAGAACATTACTATCCGTCACAACCGGAACAAACCCGACGGATAAATTTCGGACCGCCAGGGAGTTGCCCACCACCACATTCCCCGTGGTGGTCAGGGACGTCCCAGTGTTTGTGAGATTGAGACTGGCCGAGGTGGTGCTGTTTCTGGTCGCGATGTCATCCAGGGACAGTCCAGTCAGGGAACTTCCCGACCCGTAATAGGTTCGTGCCTCTATGTCCCTGGTCGTCTGAAGTATCCTGTCGACGCTCCTGTCCATGTAGAGCAAATTGCCGAGCGAAAACTCCTTGGTCGGTGACGTGTTTGCCACGGCCAGACGCGAATCTATCAACACGCGGTCAGACTTTATCTGCCCAGACACCTGCACCTGATTGATCGCCTCTGCTGAACTCAAGAGGATCGAGCTTCCTATCTGTAACGAGTCCGCGTAGGCAGCCCCGGCCACCCGAAGGTGGTACGCTCCCACGTTGCTCACGAAAAAGGTGTTGCTCACGGACAATAAATGTTGTGGATTGGTATTGGCTATGCCTATGTTACTCGTGGTTGTGTTTCCCACCGCCGTCACCTCTTGAAGACTGGGTACGCCGAGTGCCTGACTAGTGGAAATACCTGAGTTTATAATCTCCTTTGTGGTTGCATCGTACGTCAGAATGGATTGTTGTTCCGTGTTAACCTGTCTGAGTGGTGTCATGTACACGGTCCCCGACCTCGACGTGTCTATCTGTTCGTTTGAAGCGTTGAATACTATGGTGTTTTCACCCTGTTCATCCGTACAATTCTTTCCGAAACGGATCTTTGTCGACCTCTCGACTGTACTCAAATTCTTCACCATTTAATATAGCCTTGTATTTTAATTCGCATACATAAGACCCGCCATACCGTTGTCTATGCGAAGGATATTGTAGTTGACGGCGTAAATGGGATCCGTGATGGGCTTGGACTGACTGTGTATCTTGGCTGAGTCCAAACGACTGAAGTTTAAGGATCCCGTGGGTTGTAAAGAACTGGTGTTGAGACAGAAGCAGTACAGAAAGAAATCGGGCGACGTCACAAAGTTGGTGTGATAATAGTTCATGACATCTATGAAGTGTGGCTTGGCCCACTTGTACACCCCAATGTCCACACTGTTGATGCTCAGCTTCACCTTGTTGTCCGTGGAGGTCAGAGCGCCCCCGGTGGCTGTGTTGGAACACGCCAAGTACTTGACGGGATGATTAAATGTGAGTTCCTGGACCAGCTCCCCCGAGGGAATGCTCTTCTGCACCTGCGTGATGAGAATGTTGGCGGGTCGCGAAGCAAAGTTGCCACGCTCTTCATTGTCTAGGTAATAGTAGTTGGCATAGGCTTCCACGTTGTAGTTACCCGCGTCGGGTCCCCAGTGGATCCTGAGTTCCACGTTGTGATACTGGAGCGCCACGAGGGGAATGGCCGACTGGGGGCCTTCACAGAAGAAGAAGCGCAGAGGGTAAAAGTAGGACCTGGCGCTCACACCGGGGTGGGTCCCGTTCGAACTCTTGGATACGTTCTGGGCAAAGGTATCTATGGCAATCTTCTCGGTGAAGATGGCGTCTTGTGTGTCTATCACGTGTCCGCCTATGAGAAGTTCCATGTGGTCTATGATGGTGTCCCAACGCTGAATGTCGAGCGCCTGAGACAGGTTATCGATGGTAAAGTACGTGTAGCCCAAGAGGTCACCACTTCTCTCAAACTTGATGGTGGACATGGAGTTACCTTTCACAGCTCCTTGGATCGTCTGTTTCTCGACGGACTGTGAAAAGTTGGAAT